CACGATTGCAGCTGCAACTAGACCGATAGCGCCAGCAATGGCCACAAACGCCTGCGGGTTATCTTGAGCCCACATAGCAAACTTGTTCAAGATCGGTAGCACGGCCTCGACTACTGGCAATAGCGCCGCACCGATTGACTCTTTGGTTTCGCCAATGGAATTAGACAAGATTTTCATTTTGCCTGCAGCGGTGTCTGCTGCGGTTGCGGTTGCTCCGCCGAACGTACCGCCAAGCACGTCCATGACTTCGTTCAGGCTGGCGCCTTCTTTAATCATTGTTGCCATTTCTGGGGTCAATGATCGGAGCGCCTTAAAGTTGCCCTGATACGCCTTTGCCAATGCGTCGGCCACAGTAGAACTGTCCATCTGGAGCGCTGTGCTGATGTCCATGACAAGGTTCATGTCTTTCATGGCAAGGTCAACATCTTTTGTTCCGCGCACCAAAGCCTCAAGGCTCTTGCGGTACTCGGTGTCCGCAATGCCAGACGCTCGACTCATTGCGCTGATCTGATCTTCAATCTGTGCGGTCTGCGCGGCGCCAGCGCCAGTCACATTCTGCAAAGTAAGCGCTAACGCCGCCTGCTCCTGCTGATCTTCCATCGCGGCCTTAGTTGCATCACCAAGCGCCAACGCCAAACCACCAAGCGCCGCAGCTGCCGGCACCGCCGCTTTTTTAATCGCAAACTGGGCTTTCTCTGACGTTGTTTCCAATTGCTTAAATTGGGCAATAGCCTTCTTAATCCCTTTGCCGTCAAACTCTGAAATGATCGGGATATTGATTGCCATTACGCGGTCTCTCTGTTCGCTTCTTCCATGACGCGCTTGACCAGTTGTTCCATCTCGGACATGACATCACTTTGGCGTTGCTCGTACGCTTTCCACATTACTCGCGAACGACTGCCATATCGTGCAGTTAACGCACGGCCAAGCGAGCCAGCCATAGACGTGTCAAACATCGTGCCAGTCGCGCCTTTCCATTGAATAGCAAACGTGCCCACATTTGTGGTGTTTCCGCCGTACTCTTTAATTGCTCGAGTATTGATCTTGGCAGCAATCTTTTGTTTCATGCCAGGAATCCACGGCAACAACTGAAACCCAGACTTGGTCTGCCAATTGCGCGCCATACCAGACAACGGCACGCCAGTAGGCACAAGCTTGTTGGCGTCGTCAATAACAGGCTGAACAATGCGCTTGTAATCCTTGGTGATTTCTCGGCGCAGAGACTTGTCAATCTTGTTAAGGGTTTTTAAGGCATCCTTGAGCCCTACAACCTCAACCCTTGCCGATACTTCCGCCACGTTATCTCCGTTTTTTGTTTGCGTCGTTAAGCACTTTAATGACCGTTGCTATGTCTCGAGCGTCAAACACAATGTTGCTAGGCCACCAACCGACCGCAACCAGAATCTCTGCTAGTTGGCGGCGGTAGGTGCCGCGTCCGTAGGGTTTGGGTCAGTCTCGTCCAATACCGGAATAATCTCCAGCTCTGGGTTTTTGCTAATCCATTCGCGCCAATTGTCGCCGACTTGCTCACCTTTAAGTTTCAAGATCGTGTGCATCCAACAGCAGTAATCGCTGTAAAGCGGGTTAGTCGATAGTTGCTGAATGTTGCGACGCTCAAGCCGTTCCCATTCAGTAACTACAAACAGGTTGGTGTAGTAATACTCGGGTGCGCTGTCGGGCGTACGCTTTAACTGCAACTTGATTTTCATGTTTCTCCTATGTCGGCTTGGAGCCGTTGTTTATACGGTGGTGTCAATTGTCAACGCGCCACCCATGAACGTGAGGTCATAGGTTGACAACTCGCCAAGGGATGCGTTGATAACTGGCAATGATTCAAGGTAGCAACCAGTCAAAACAAACTTTGGGTTGGTTGCTGATTCGCTTCCTGATGCTGGTTGCAAGGTGATGTTGGTTTTGGTGCCAACGAGTGGTTGCAATGTTGCGTAGGTTTCTGTTGCTGCGAATGATGCGTACATCGTCAAGGTCACTTCGTTGTTGGCGAGGCCTGCGGTGTAACTGCGTGAGTTGGTGCCAAATGCGGTGTCTTCAAGCGCTTCAACCAGGTAGGTCAATGTCGCTGCGGTGCACATGTCGGTCAAATCAACGCTGTTGATCGTCAGTACTGGGTTCGAGAGGTATGTTGCGCTAGCCATGTGTGTTGCTCCTTAGTTCTGTTCTGATATTAGATTATTTATGTTCGCTTGTAGTGGATTACGAAGTCTGGGCTTGTATAGCGCAATCAAGGTCATAGCACGGGTACAGCGCGCCACCGATCTCAAGGCTTGACGGACGGCCAGCCATAACAATGATTGGCGAGCCAAGCACGCTTGCCACAATGCTAAGAATCTGACGCAATACCGGCAGACCTGCTGGGCCTGACCCAATTACCTTTACAGGGAACTCGAGGCGTATCACATTGCCGTTGCCAGCAATTGTTGTGAAGTTTGGTGCATCCAAGTACACGCAATTAGGCACAAGTTTCGTTGGGTCGTTTACAACGCGCAAACCAGAGACCGCGGTCAGCGTTGCGGTGACATCGTCAATCGCTTCGTTAAACAGGTCGGTGTACGACATCAGGCAACCGCTGGACGAGGGATGCCAAGCAGCTGCTTGACGATCGGGGTCAGGCTTTGCTGGGTTGCTGAACCCATGCCGTCAAACGTGGCGTAGGTTGCCTCTATTGAGCCCCTAGAGCGCCACAGAGCGGCGCAATACATCAAAGTGCCCAATGTGACGTCGCCACCCGGTGAGACGCTTAAAGAGTCAATATACGAAGACTCCTGACGCCTGCGATAGCAGAACTGGTTGCCAGCAGACACCGATTGCGTTAACAACGTGTAATCGTCAGACGGGTTGGCAATGGTGATGCCAAGGTAAGACATGACCTGCGCGGCCGTCACCCATGTGCATACGGGGTCATACGACACGGTGCCAGACGCGGCGACACGCTCGACGTCGCTTGCGGTCTTGGCGTAGAGCACCTGGTCGGCAATTGGCACCTGATAGTCGTAGAGCAGATCGCCCTGCGTATCGACTCCTAAGAATAAATACTGGGGAAGTGCCCTGACGACATACGAGCCGTTAAAGGTCGCATCCACCGATGCAACCGTGATTGAACTGCCGACTGCAATCTCGCTGGGGGTCAGGAGTTGCAGTACGGCAAAGTTATCAATCAGGTACTTGTTAGTAACTGTGTAAGTAGCCATGGCGGTTAAGCCGCCTTTCTACTAGGAAACGGTGATCTTTTGTACTTGTGTCGAGTCAGCGATGAACGTTGAAACGTACCCTGCGTACGAGAAATTGCGTCCCAAAGTAGATGGCAACTCAACTGACATGAGCCCACGGATTTGCTCATAGAACTCGATTGCTGCACCGCGTGCTACAACCATTGTTCCTGCAGCAAAGTTGCGGTCAGCGACAAGGTTCAAGCCGAATGGGTTGAAAGTGTTTGCCACGGTGATGTTTGCTGAGCCCATTCCGTTTACGCCCATTAGGCCAGATGCTCCCACGTATGGGAAGACTGGTCGCTTGTCTGCGTCCAACTGTGCACCCAATGCTTGCCATACGTTTGGCGAAACAAAGATGTGGTCTGGCAAGAAGTTGGTGTCAAGCAACATGTTGTAAGCGGCGGTGTAGATTGCCGAAATTAACGTTGATGGGTCGTTTGCGGTTACTGACCAGGTTGCACCCGATGCAGCTGCGCCAGCGACGATTGCGTCTGCTGCCACGTTGTCCGAGGCGATGAGATATTCGCCGAGCAAGTCATTCAATACGATTTGGAGACTGGCTGGATCGGTGAAATCGACGTCCTGTACTGACAAAGTGACCTGACCGGCAAGGGTGGTTTTGCTAATGGTGTTTGCAGCGATAACCATGGTTGTTGCTGATGTTGGGTCAAACTCTGCAGCCTGTGCACCAACGCTTGTGTGCGTGGTGATTGTTGGACGGATGAAAGTTTTTGATGCTCCACCGTTTGGCATTGCTCGTGCGCCAATTGCGTTAACGACTGGGCGGATGAAGTTCAGGTCTTGGAATACTGGGCCAAGAACTGGAACTGGCAAGAGACCAGGTGTGTTGGTGGTTGCGATGTCACCTGCGGCTGCTTGTAGTGCAGTTTGCTTTGATTTGGTGTAGTCGTTTACTGCTGCTGCAACGTTGCGGAATGATTCTCCGCCGATGTGCATTGCTGCGAGGTATTCGCCTGGTGTTGGCAAATCAAATTGACGTTTTGCTTGTGCGAAAATTGGTGCAGTAGGGATGGTTGCCTCGACTGCGGTTTCGTTTACTTCGGACATTTCTGGTTTCTCCTCTACTGGGGTTACTTCTTCATTTAACACTACTTCTTCGGGCTCTTGGTGGATACTCGCTGCGACTTTGGTGATGTTTGCGGCATCGCCAAAAGCGCCGATTGGAACTAGGGACAATTCCATCCAGTCGGCTGACTCAATGATCATTGTTCCTTCTTCGTCGTACGAGAACTTGGTCGGGTTGACGCCAACAGATACTTGGTCAATTGTGCCGTCCATGGCCATAATTAAAGCGTCGTTGCCAAGGCTGGTTGCGCTGATCTTTGCGGTGAACAACATTCCCTGCTCGGTATCTACGCGCTCCGTCACAATTCCTACGGGCATTTCAGCCGAATGGTAGAGGAACAGACGCGGTGCTTTGCCCTCGACTGGCAATGAACCAGGACGGAAAATAACAGCTGTGCCATCCGAAACCGTTGCTGGCACGTTGTAGGGAACGGCCGTTCCGCTGATAGTGCGTCGTGGTGCGTCGCCTTTAGCGGCGTCAAGTGTAAAATCTCCTGCAATTAGTTTGATCATCGTGCTAACTCCTCTTGAGTGTTTTCTCTTACAACTACTTCTTCATTGTCCATTCGATCGGCCATGAAGTTTTCTTCTAGGTATTCATCGGCGTCAAACTCAACGTAAGTTCCGCGCGGTAGCACGTTGTCCATTGACAAAGCGCCAGCGATTGCGTCTGCATAAAGTTTTACGCCAAACAAATAAAGGTCGGCGCGCGCTTGTTGTGATGACTGGTATGAGTAAGCGCCAGTAGCAACGCCTACCAAATATGGGGGAACATTTGCCAAACGAGACATTTCAAGCGATTGATATTGCGATGCCTCAATCAACAGCATCTTGTCTGGCGTGCTGTTTGTTTCTGTGTATGTCAAATATTCGTTAAGCGCTGCGGTTTGGTTTGTTGCTCGAGCGGCGTTAAACGCGCTAGCCAAATCAGCAAGTTCTTGCGCGCTCAATGGTTCGCCACCAGTTTGCTTAAGTACGCCAGCAGGGATGCTTGACGATGCGTTACGGTTGCGCGCTGCTTCAAGTTTTAACGCGGTTTCAATTGCCCCAGGTGCCGAGTAGATCAGGCCTTGGGCGGGCGATAAGAATTGCACAAGGTTTGCTGGGTCTAATTCTCCGCCTTGAAAATACACTTGTGACGACGGCGCAAACCACACAGGGCCAGCCATGTCGGTTGTGGTAATTGAGCCGGCAGGAAGTCGAGTGAACGTGGCAGGGTAGCCGTCAGCGGTGCGTGAGGTGATGTACCAAAATGCACGTCCAAACATCATGAGGTCGTCCATTGTCCAGCTCATAAGAAATTGGAAACTGACGCTTGGGTCTGGTCGGCGTAACCAACTGCGCGGAGCAATGTAAATCTTTTCCATTTCTTCGCCGTTCCAGAACTCGTTGTATGCGCGAAGATTCATTGATCCGATTACTGACGCCATGAGATCGCGTGCACGGTTAATTGTTGGGACGCTTATTGCTGCGTTGCGTGCTTCGCCTTCACGGTAGGTGTAGTACTGGCCGATCATGTTTACGCCAGCATTTGACGATGAGTAACCAGGTGCAAAGCCACCAGCCGCAGCTGCCTTGTTAGGCGCTGGGCTTATTGCTGCTTTTTTGGTTTTGTTGAAAATCGCCATGTTCCTACTTTGTCATACAAGTGGCAACCGCGCATGACTTATCCGATTCCGACAAAAGGCAAGGTGCGCGGTCGCCGCGTTTATCTTAGTTATTTACCGCGACAAGCATGGGTTTTCCGCTGTTGACTGGACGCGCACACATGCCAATACCCCAGACCATGGTGCGCGCCAATTCGATAGGGCCAGGTGATCGTTTGCTTGAGAGCACGATCGTGTTGTCGGTGCGAACAGCAACAGCGCGCTGGACATGTTCGGCTAACAGTTTTTCTCCCGTGTGCAATAGTCGAGCTTCAGCAATCATGTTTTTGGCAAGCGGTGTAAACCGTCCAAGTTCTGCATAGCCGACGACGACTCGGCGGCGCTCAATGTTTGGTGGGCAGGTTGCGTCCACGGTCGGCGACAATGCGAACCTGATTGTGGGGTCTTTGGCTAGTTCTTGCACGTTGTCCCACAGCTCTGTGATTGACTCGGCGATAAATGCCACGGTGACAAGCACCCGACCGTCTGACAAGTTGACGCATCTGGTTGCGCTGTATCGAGAGTCGTCCAGCGAAGACTCAATCGCCACGACGCCACCACTAGGGACATCCCCTGTGTATTCCAACGACGGCCAACGCCCAGGCTCAATCCATCCGCGCACAACACTCACCCAAAGGTTTAGGGATGCGCGCAAGAACGACGCCCGATCAGGGTTGGTTGACTCTTGCTTTATTGTGTCCATGTCCAACGTGTGGCCGAGTGCAGGATTACCCCACGCCCATGACGCTGGGTGCAGCGGGTCAAGGCTTGGGTCAGGCGACCATTCCGCCATGTACATCGTTGACGGCTCACCTTTGTCAATGGCTCGGATGCCTGCTTCACGCCAACGCTGAAACAGCACCGATTCTTCCGTGCCAGCAGTACTAAAGAAACAGGCAAGCGGATTCTTCCTAGCGCGCTGTGCCGGCAACAAACCGCCCTCTACAGAGTCAGGATTGACGTCAAACAACTCGTCAACAATCACCAAGTCAATGCTCATACCGTGACCTTGGTTTGGCTTTAATGCTTTGACCCACCACTTGCTGCCGTCTGGCATCGTTGCCTGATAACGGCCGTAAGACTTGACGATCTTGGCGCCGTAATACTCCTCAAGGATTGGTGCCAAATCATCAAACAACAGACAAGCCAAATCCAATCGGTGCGCGCCCGAAACAACGGTCTGCTTACCGCCTCGAATCTTCGGCATCTCCACAAGCCAAAACAAAATCAGCGCTTGGATAATTGTCGTCTTGCCGTTCTGACGTGCGACCGAAACAAGGCTTGAACGATGCACAAACTTCTGATCGGCATCAACCGCCAACATCCCTTCAAGAGCATGTATTTGCCAAGGCATCAAATCAATCTGCAACACCTTCTTAGCCATGTCCCCCACAAGCCCAGCTAATGACCCGGCATGCTCTGGAATGATCGTTTCCAGTCTCGGCCGATCATGGCCAGTTGGCGCTGGTTCAGGCTGATCT